AAGGAGCATTAAATGGAATACAACAATGAAAATCGTGGTGCGTTATGGAAGAACGACCGCAGAGATGATGACAAGTTTCCCCACTATAAAGGGTCACTCAATGTAGAGGGTGTAGATTTCTGGATTAGCGCATGGCTAAAAGAGGGCAAAGATGGAACTAAATTCATGTCCTTGTCTGTCAAAGCTAAAGATCAGAAAGAAGCTAAAGCACCTACAAAGCGTTCTCCAAGAGATGACTTTGAAGACGCACCATTTTAAATAAGTTAATAGGGGGCTTAGTCCCCCACATCAAGGAGAAAATAATGGACTATAAAAGAATGTTTGACAGAATCTTTCCTGACTTCCCAAGAGTTAGGACTACAGACCCTATAACTTCTTTTGAAGCAGCAGAGGCTATTAAACCAGTAGTCGCTCAACATCACCAGATCATCTTAGAGTGCTTACAAAATCATGGCGCTTTAGGTAAAGATGGAATCTCAGCATTGACAAACCTAGATGGCAATCAAGTCGCTAGACGCTTAAACGAGATGAAAGTTCTAGGGCTTATTCATCTCACAGGTAAAACAGTTAAATCAAACTCAGGTAGAAACGAAAGAGAGTGGTCATGTCATACGCAAACGTAGAAATGAAAATCATACAATGGTCTGAAGCAAGAAAGATTATTCCTAACAGCACACCAGAGACACAGCTTCTAAAAGCTATGTCAGAGCTTGGTGAACTAGCTGATGCAACCATTAAAAAAGACCAAGAGGCAGTCATAGACGCTGTTGGTGACGTTATGGTTTGCCTCATCAACTATTGCGCTCTACAAGACCTAAATCTGGTAGACTGCATGGAAGTTGCATACGATCAGATTAAGAATCGGAAAGGCACACTATTGCCTAATGGATTGTTCGTCAAAGAGTCTACTTAGCGAGTAAGTAAAGACCCACATTCGAAAAGGCGTAACCTGCATACACAATAGCCATGTGTGGGTTGTCTTTCCATAGCTGCTCACCAGCTATATAAGCATAGATCGCACCTGTGAGGATGATTAGCCAAGCACTCAAAATGCACCTACATCAATCACTTCACCACGAAACTCAACCATGTCCTCATCAAACTTGTGTACGAGTTCAGGCCACAATAACTTCCCATTAAAGAAGTTCAGTACTGCAAAACCTGATCTGTGGTTACTAGGGTTTAGTTCAGCATAAGTAAACTGTGGGCCATCAGTCTCAGCAAGTGTCCCTGTATCTACCCCAAACCTGTTCCCGTTATAGTCAGTAAATGGGGTCACTTTTAAACTATGAAGATGCCCCGTAACCACCGAAATGCCAGCTTGGACTGTATTATTGTGAGTCGCATGGACTCCACCTTTGTATCGGTGCTTGATGATTACTTGTGGAGTAGGCCATACCGCCCAACAGAAATCCCACTCGGTGATATGGTCTGTCAACTTAAAGCCTTGTACATCCTTAAATTGTGGTGCGTGTTGAGCCAATCTGTTGGCAAACCTTACATCGTGATTGCCAAATGTAAACACTAGCTTTACATTGTGTCTTGCTGCTTTAGCTACTTCCTCAATCTCACCAAGCATAGCCTGACAAGCCTTTAACTCTTGAATAACAGAAGTCTGTGGTTGATCTGTAACATCGTGACGAGATATAGACGCTCCATCGAACGCATCCCCGTTACATATCACCGCCTTGGGGGAAAACTCTTGGATGGCCCATAGAAGCCCTTTAAACGCTGTTGTACGCTGTGCAGGTATGAAGTGTGCATCCGAGAACACAATAACAGTCCCATCCAGTATGCCAAGCTCTATTTGTTTTAAAGGGGAAAAGGATTTAGCTCTTTTCTTGTCGTAAAGAACACCTCTTGAGTCTATAGCTGTCAAAGCACCCACACGATTTTCCATGCGTCTTCTGCGGTAATTTACAGCCCGTTCAGTCAAACATAAGAGTTTTGCTATTTTGGCGACAGATTGATACTTGTCCCAAAGGGCTAGAAATTCCTCATCGGTACAAGAATTTAAACCATTACTTGATACCATAAGAATCCTTAGAGAGCAGTCGCTCAAGTAAGTTAATAACTCTATGCTCTTGCATCTCCACCTCATCTTGCGATGATTTAGGGTCTTGTGCAACAGTCATTAAATCGTGTAGGAATACATGAAGTAACTCATGTAAAGCAGTCTTATCTAGTGACTCAGGCGTGATCTTTTCAGCACCAAAGTCACCCAATCTGTAAGTCGCTAATCTAGCAGAGGCATTGAACTCCACAGAGGCCATCGCTTGCTTGGCAGCCTTCATCCCCTTCTCTATCCTCCAATCACCAAGACTTAGCACCTCTTGCCATTTTTTAACACTTTGGGCAAAAAGTTCAGCATCTTGTTGATTAGGTATATTAGGCATTGTCTAAAAACAGTTTGATTTCAGCTTTTCTGCGATTCACAAGACCAGCCAATTCTTTACCGCCGCCCTTAGTCCATTGCATAAAAGCCTGTGCAGCACCCTCCCAATCACCTCGGTTTATCTTCATCCGAATAGTAGACCGCTGAAAATTGCCCAATCCAGCGTTAAAGGAAAAGCTGACACACGCATCGAAAGCCCCTTGACGACCAAGTAAAGAGGGAGCAAGTCTAAGAACACCACGTTCAAAATTCTCGACATCACTTGCGAATAACGAATTGATTTCATCTTTTGACCAGACCCGATTGTCTTCAGTTTTTAAGACATAATTCTTACGGAGTGTTGGTTTTTCAACCATTTCCTCATGTTTTGGTAAATAAACAACAGGCAATCTAATCTGTTCTTGATATAAAACATGACCATAGCCGATTGTCCAAATGTGAGCAGGGCATAGGTAAGGCTTATTTCTATACCCCTCATACTGGTGCATTAGATCGGCGCCAGCTTTGCTCAGTTTCATTTCTTAGCCCAAGAACGTGAACCAAACCAGAATCCAATGATTCCACCTAGCATAGCCATTTCATCGCTAGAGAAAATAATGTCAGACAACCTAATTAAGTCATCCATGTTCAAAACCAAATGAGGGTTTTTGTACACATAGTATGCAATCCAAGTGTTGACAGCACATAACTCTAAAACAAAGATATAGGTCACTATTGGGCGCACAGTACCAATAAAATTAACCACCCATGTGCTAGCCCTTGCCAAGACCTTTTCATCGTGTTTAAGAGCCGCCTCAGTCATCTGTGCATCAGTCTGCATAGCAATCTGATCTGTGCGGATTTCCTCAATCTTTTGTTGGGCAGCAAATCCTTGTGCGGCTAACTGTAACTCACGCTCTGTTTGTATTCGAGCCAAAGCTAACTCATGCTTTTGGTCTGCCTTGTTTTGAAAAAAATCTAGTAACTTAGGCAAGCCAGAAATTAGCAAGCCACCAAGTGTAGAAAATAGTGAAAGCATTACAGTCCAATCATTCCAAGAAGTTTATCTACGATTTTACTTGCCAACTCGTCAGGTAGGTGCTGAAGCAGCCCAAGCACCCACCAAGCCACGCACAGCCTGACAAAGACTTTACAGAAAAGGTCAAATTGCTTTTGGTACTCATTCACTTACCACACCTTGTTTTGGCACACAGTTCAGCCATTTCGTTGAGTCCCCAACCAATAGCACCCAAAAGCATCACGATCACCACAATACCAACAGCCCACTCCATTTGTTCTTGCTCGGCTTCTTTACGTTTCTTTTCATCAGCCTTGGCTTGTCTCGCTAAATGGGCATCTTCAACATCCATTTGTTGCTGTCGCTCTTTAATCTTCTGCCATACATCCGCACGACCAGTAGCCTGAAACAACAACATCAATTCAGCCTCAAATCTTTTGGCATCATCAAGAGCCATCTCAATTTGTAATGCCGTACCCAAGTTTGATTTATTACCTGACCTTTTAGCTTCAACCATCGCCTTAGTTGCAATGCTCTTAGCATCGAACATTTTGGCAATCATGGGCGTTAGGCCAGATAAATCCTTTGCGACCTTACTAGCCTTCTTAACGAGTCCAATCGCTTGCTGTAAGCCTTCTAAAGCTGTTATGGGGTCGATAATCACTTCTTTCTCTCCCACTTTAGACAAATAACCTTGCGGTTATAAACATCACCTGTCCATGTCCACTTTACGCACCTGTATTCAGCCTGTAGAGCCAATACAAGTAACCAACTCATTTTTCAGCTTCCTTGCGAGCAATCTTTAAATGTTGATGCTTGAACCAGATATTAGCAACCAGACCAACAAAGCCGATAATCACACCACAAAGCGCACCAAATTCATTGGCTGATAAACCAAAGAATACGGCACTACCAGCACCACCATAGGTAGCTACTGAAGATACTTTTGTTGCGACTTCTGCGGTGTTTTCCATTTACTTTGCCTCTGTTACTGTATTTAGAGATTGCTTCAACATTGTGAAAAAAGCATCTCTGCCAACTTGAAGCTGGTCAACATTAAACTTTGCAGACGATAACTTTCTGTCAAGGTCTGCGACATGGTTGATTAGTACTTGTTGTTCAGGAGTCATATCCTCGAACTGGTACTCTACTCCGTCAATCGTCAATGGGGTTTTTGTGTTGTTGCCCATGATTTTCCTTTAATGTGCCACTAAGTTCAGGTAGTGGCTTCCTGTTTAA